GAAGCTACAGCATCAGAACTATCAGTAGCTGTCAAGTTTCTGAAGGATAATGGTGCATCTCTGGATGTCATCATGGCTGAAAGTCCTATGGATAACCTACTGAAAGACCTACCATTTGAAGTAGCGGAGAGTTTACAGTGAGAGAAGGATTTAACGCCACACTAAAGTATGAACAAAAGACACTAACTGGTGGTAACTGGACTAAGATACTAGACCAGAACGTACAACGTACCTACCTAATGATACAGAATGACCACGATGCTCACGCCATTGAGGTGGGATTTGGTACAGATACTGTAGCACCTACAGGTGGCTTTCACATTGAGGGTGCAGTCAGTGGTCATAAGATTAAAGATACTCAGTTTGAGTTTGGTGTAGCACCAATTAACGCTGTATGGGCTAAAGCAGATGATGCACATGACCATCCAATAGACATCGTATATGATGACTAACAGCTATGATATAGCTTTTAACAGCGATTTAAGCCCCTCTGAGTAGGGGTCTTATACCTGAGAGGTACATACCCACTATGAAACAACAGAACGCAATCCCTGAGGCTCTAAGAGACTTTAGGAACTTTACGTATCTAGTATGGTCACATCTTGGGCTTCCTGAACCTACGCCTGTGCAGTACGATATCGCACAGTATCTTCAGGATAGTCCCAAGCGTTGTATCATTGAGGCATTTCGTGGTGTAGGTAAGTCCTACATCACTGCTGCATACGTAGTACACCAGCTATTGATGAACCCACAGCTAAAGTTTATGGTTGTGTCAGCATCTAAAGCACGTGCTGATGACTTCTCTACATTTACGCAGCGTATTATCACTGAACTTCCTATATGCCAGCATCTTGTGGCTAAAGAAGGACAGAGATGGTCTAAGATTGCCTTTGATGTCGCACCAGCTAAAGCATCTGGTAGCCCCTCTGTAAAGAGTGTGGGTGTTACTGGACAGCTTACAGGCTCACGTGCAGACATTATCATTGCTGATGACGTGGAAGTTCCTAATAACTCCATGACACACATGATGAGAGAGAAGCTTGGGGAGACTGTTAAGGAATTTGACGCTGTTCTCAAGCCTGATGGTAAGATTATCTATCTAGGTACACCTCAGAACGAGATGAGCCTGTATAACGTACTACTATCTCGCGGATATGAGATGAGAGTATGGCCAGCTAGATACCCTACCCTAGAACGCTCTGAGAAGGCGTATGGTGGCCGTCTTGCTCCTACGCTATACAACCTACTACAGGAGAAGGGAAGCGCACTGTACGGGCTTCCTACGGACGCTAAACGCTTTGATGACGAAGACCTACTAGAAAGGGAGTTATCATACGGACGTTCTGGCTTTGCTTTGCAGTTTATGCTGGATACTTCTCTAAGTGATGCTAATAAGTATCCTCTGAAGCTGGCAGACTTGATGATTATGTCTTGTGACAAGGATACAGCACCTGAGAAGGTAGTGTATGGCATTATGAAGCCAGTGTCTGACATTCCTAACGTGGGTCTGAGTGGTGATAAGTTTTACGCACCTGAGGATACGATAGGTAGAAGCAAGTATACAGGCTCAGTACTAGCCATTGACCCCTCTGGTAGAGGCTCTGACGAGACTGCATACGCTGTTGTTAAGATGCTTAATGGTTTTCTGTATGTTGTAGATGCTGGCGGTGTTGAGGGTGGATACTCTGACGCTACGCTACAGCACTTAACAGACCTAGCAAAGATACATCAGGTCAACATGGTACTCATTGAGAGTAACTTTGGTGATGGTATGTTCACTGAACTGCTAAAGCCTTATATGTTAAAGACCTATCCATGTACTATGGAAGAGGTTAGACATAATACACAGAAGGAAAGTCGTATCATTGACACACTAGAGCCTGTTATGAACCAGCACAGACTGATACTAGACCCTAAGGTAGTACAAAAGGACTATGATAGTGTACAGTATATGCCCCCTGATAAGGGTATTAAGTATATGCTAACCTATCAGATGACACGTATCACTAAGGTACGTGGTGCATTGGCACATGATGATAGGCTAGATGTACTAGCAATGGCTGTACAGTACTGGGTAGACCAGATGGCTGCTGATGCTGATAACGAGATACTGGTACGTAAGGAAGAATTACTAGATGAAGAACTAGATAAGTTCATGTCTAGCTTCAACTTTGGGGCTAGGTCAGATGCTAATGATGGATGGATACAACTCTAAAGTTACATCATGGAGAAGACCCCCCCCCTTTGATATATACTTAACTATGTTATAGTATGTACTACATTGTTAAAGATTGTTAAACATAGTGGTACAGGGTGTAACATAGTTAAGTCATCATCATCATACATGAAGTTAAACAACTCTTATGTGATGGCTAGAAGTCCTAAGGGTGTATTTTGGTAAAAAAATCTGAGAGGGTATATAATAATAGTAGAACGCGCGAACCCCCTTCGCCTGTACTAATATGTTACACAATGCCAAACAATGTTAAACACTCTAAACAAACTTAGCCTAGACTAACATTTTAAACATTGTCTAGCATTGTTCAACATTGTTTAACATCTTTGCCAGTACTTGTGACATTTCTGCAACAGGTGTGACATATTTATCACATTGTCTGTCTCTCTCTATCTATTATTTTTTATTTACTATATAATGTCCAAAATTCTTAAAATTATTTTTAATATTTGTTTATTTTTTTCTTGTATTATCTTTTTAATTATGGTTTAATAATAATATGAGATAACCAGACCAAGCTTTTACAGCTTCAACATGGCCTCTAGTTAGTTTAAATAATCGGTGTAATAGTCCAGCTTTTTAAATTAACGCTAAACAAAGTTAAAAAAGTTATTGACAAGATAAGACAAGATAAGTAAAGTAAAGAGACAGTAAAGAAACAAAGAGGTAAACAGACTCAGATAAGATTTATATAGTGGTCTCGCAATGCTAAAACACCACTTAACAGACACTGGATTTGTCATAACGTGCGGACTTGAGAACGTCACTCAGTCAGGGAGAGCCAAAGACACTATACGTGCGCCTTCATACCTGCTATGCTGTAACGCTATCATTGGCCTCAAAAACCTAAAGTGGTAGACCTAGCAATAGGATAACAGTAGATGAACAAAGTAATCGGTATAATTCAGTATAGTGGAGAGATGCTGGGATAGGGTGGAGTGTAGCTATATGCGTATGCCATGCACAAAGCCCTATCTTTAACTATACTCAAGGCATAATGGTATGCCTGTACAGCCAGAGGAGTAGATACAATGGCAAAGAATCGTAACACTGAGACAACCATCACTATCGTTAAACCAGAGCAGGTCATGTTTAGACGCAAGACTAATCGCTATGGCAAGCGTAAAGGTACAATGTCCAGTAATGCACGTTATCTTATGGTTGGGCGTGATGTAATGACAGGAAAGTTTAAGTCACTTCGCGTTTGACATACAGGGGACAATGCTTTATCATGGCATTGTGCCTTGTGTATAGTTAAGGGAGTATATAGCTATGACAGTAGAAAACATTATATCAATCTATAGACTAGCAACACCTGAGGAAAAGCGTGACGGTGTTGTATGGTACGCTCAAGCTCTAGCAGAGTGCAATCGCATTGCGCTAGACTATGATGTACCTTTGCATATCGTGGTCGGTGTGTGTGCGGCTCTATCACCCAACAATAGATGGGAGAGAAACGTACAGAATACACTGGACATGGCGCAAGCCTTCATCAATGGTGATGATATTGACAGTTTCAAGGTTAGTACATATCACGCTATGAAGCAGAAGGCTTGGAGTATACTAGAGGCAATGCCTGAGACTGAGGCAGAGGTGATTACTATCCTCAATGGGCAGAAGATTATTAGTTTCTTTCAGAACATTATGGGCTATGATACCTGTACTATTGATGGTCATGCTAGGAACATTGCGTATAATGTACGCGAGGGCTTGACAGGTAGTATCAGCATAGGTAAGAAAGAGTATGCAACACTGCAAGCAGAGTATGTCAAAGCAGGTAAGAAAGTGCGGCTCAATGGTAGAGCATTAAAAGCCTTTGAGATGCAAGCTATCACATGGGTAGTATGGCGTAGAATACATGGGATTGGATAGGGAGTATTGACAATGTTTATAATTGATGTACTATTAGTGGTAAATGTAGTAGCAATAGGGATTGCATTAGGTCTAGCAGGTATAGCCTATGCAGGTATGATTATAGATAGCTTTAGGGAGTAGAGTAATGAGTGCAAGCAGAGGTGTATTACAAAGTCATCTTGATACAATCAATGCCAAGATGAATACAGAATTTGAATTAGACTTGAATACTATCTATGGTGGGTGGGCATTGACAAGCAATAAAGGTTCGCATATAGTAGTGCATAGGATACCATATAGGCAGATGCTATCGTACTTACAGGGTGTAAAGAAGGGCATAGAACTAGGGGAGTTTAAGCATGGCTAAACCATACGAAGGATATCCAAGCTGGAACAGATTGATAGAGGTGGTATTATGATTATAGCATGGTGGTCAGCAGGTGTGACTAGTGCAGTAGCAACTAAGCTAGTTATAGATGAGTATGGTGTAGACAATGTGTTGCCTGTATACTTTCACATTGACACAGCACACGAGGACAACGCACGTTTCAAGGCAGAGTGCGAGGCGTGGTATGGCAGAGAGATTGTCACACATAAGGCAGAGAAGTATAACAATCAGTTCGATGTGATACGCAAGGACAAGTACATCAATGGTGCAGGTGGTGCTAGGTGTACGCTCGTACTCAAGAAGCGAGTGCGAATGAAACTGGAGAAAGAATTAGAATACACAGGGCAGGTGTTTGGATTTGAGTATAGCAAGAAAGAAATCAACAGGGCTATCAGGTTTAGTGAGCAGTACCCAACTGCACTACCTCTGTTTCCATTGATAGAAAACAAGATGACTAAACCTGAGTGTCTGTATTATTTAGAGTCAGCAGGTATCAAGCGGCCTACAATGTACGAGCTAGGCTATGGTAACAACAACTGCATAGGATGTGTCAAAGGTGGCATGGGATATTGGAACAAGATACGCAAAGACTTTCCCGATGTGTTTGCAGAGATGGCACAGGCAGAGCGTGAACTAGGTAGGTCATGCCTCAAGGGTACATTTCTTGATGACCTTGACCCCAACGCAGGACGTGAACAGAAGATAATTATGCCTGACTGTGGTAACTTCTGTGACATAGAGTTCGCAGATATCATGCATAAAAACGTGGAAAAAATTTATCAAGAACCAAAACAACTGAGACTGATATAGGATGGATTAAGATGACTGAGCAAATAGTACTTGACAGCAGTAACATGGTAGTGTATATAGATGGGGAGTATTATCCAGCACAGCTAGAGTACCATAAGAATGATATCGTTGACCAGTATGTAGTAGCTGTGTTAGAATATGAGGTAGAGTTTGAACCAGAGATAAGGATAGTAGTTGACAATGACAACAACAAGTGATACAACTATAGATGAGTACATACTCATGGCTGAGTTTGACTTGCACGTTATAGCTGACCAAGATGACTACCTATTATTCATAGCTGGTCTGTATCGTAGGGCAGGTGTATTAAAGGATGGATATCCTGAGGAGTTATTCAATGTCAA